ATGCTACTGTGGATAACTTCATAACCGATAACATTGAAAATATAATGCGTGGCTTTAGCACTGTTAAGAAGATTAAGATGTTGTCATTAGAGGAAGCTGTCTTCGGATGTGGTTATCTACCTAGAATTGATCCGAATACATCAATTGGCCCTACTCTGAAGCTTAAATATCCTAAACTCACGAAGAAAAGTGACTATATTGATTATGAAAATCAAGTTATTTCACAAACTCTTTTGAGTGAGATTCATTCTGTATGGGATGAGTATAAATCCGGCAAAACCATTGCACCTATTGCTTGTATTCAAACAAAGTGTGATGAAGTACTTCCACTGAGCAAGAAGCTCAGAAGACCAGTTTATGCAATGGATTTAGTGTTTCAGATACTCCATAGAGTCTATTTTGGCGATATGGTGGCTCATGAGATGAAAACTCTTCCAGACAATGCATCCATGGTAGGAATTAATCCATATTCCATGACATGGGATCGTATGGCTAAAGAATTAAAGTCATTCGGAAAGTTTGGTGATGGGGATGTTAGCAAACTGGATGTTTCAATTAATTCCATAATGTATGAATACGCAGCAAAATGGTTAAACAATAGATTTGATTATCCTGATGAACATAAAGATATTGCTATTAGATTGCTTATTTCTACTGGAACACCTGCCATGATAGCAGGGAAGAGTCTTGTAACCTCCTGGGGATTAAATTCATCTGGGTGGTTATTAACCTGTTGGATGAACGCTTTTGTAATTTACTTGGTAAAGAGTACAACCTTTACCATACAACGTTTATCGCAACAATTATCACCCTGGTACGCAGACCATTGCTGTATCAGAATATTTGGTGATGATTTTGTGGAAGCTTGTTCACCGATAGCTGCCCAGTCATATGATCTAACACTTCAAGCTCGTGTTATCAAGGAGTATTTCCAGATAACTATAACGAATGCTCAGAAGACCATGGATCTCGACTGGTCAGACAATATCGAGGAATTACAATTCATATCTAGAGGATTTAGATATGATGAGAGATTGGGAGCGTACCTGGCTCCTCTCAAACAAGATAGTCTTTCAAAGATGTTACACCATTACAAACCTAATTCAGATATTTCAAAGAAAGAGTTGTTGGAATCTTATGTCCGCACTCTCCTTCATGAATTTGTGATGTATGGCAAGGAGGAATATGACCGATTCATAGAAGTATATTCTCCTGTTTTTAAACATCTGCAGTTGGATTGTCCCAATTTGTCTTATGAGAAACAGATGACAGAATTTGTGCAATCCTTCTCCGGAAGCAATGTGCCTGCCGGCTTCGGTTCTGAAGTTGTTGGGTACGGAATATAGGGGATGGTGCACCCTTAAGCACAATGGTTAACACCCCGGTGCGCATCGGTTAAGCGCAGTACTTGCATGTATGAATGATCTGTCATATATGCGATAGATAAAAGATCGCAGATAAATTAAATGAAAGAACCGAG